ATGATCGAACTTGCCATCTTTTTGTGGTTCATGGCGCAATGCACTGTTTTCTCGGTGTTCTGGATAGTGATAGTTTTCATACGATTGAATACTTTCTTTACACTTGGGATGAATAAAGAAATGCGGATCACCATTGGCATCTTCAAACCATCTGCGTACATGGGATACTCCAGACACTACATTTCGAGTCACTGCATCGCGTTTAATGTTGACTCGTAAACCAATTTGCCTAAATACAGCTATATCTGAAATTCCTGACTGCAAATTTGTGCCAGATCCTGCTGGATCGCCCCATATGCCAGTAAAGGTATACGGCAAGGCTTTGATCTTACGTGCGAAATCTTCTGTTTTTGTGTTTTTCATGCTGATTTCGTCTATTTGGTGTACATCGGCAAAACCTTTTGACTGGTTGTGCAACTGGACGCAAATAAAAAAGGAATGGCGATATCCGAAGTCCAAACCACCGTACACTGGCTTGGATGGATCGTACTGCACTTTTTCTGTGACTTGGGTAAATCGGTCCATCGGATAGACCTTACCTGAGTAACTTTGGAATTCGCATAAAAATTCTTGGGCATATGTCTCCTTGGTTAATGTGCGTTTTAATTCTTCAATGTCATCTTTGAAGTACGGTGATAGTGTGGATGGGAAACGCCACGACTCCCACTCTGGATGCTCTTCACTTTTTCCAAATTCGTACAATTTATGTAAAAAATTGAAACCTCTTGGCGTGCTGAGAAATAAGCACCAACCTTGCCGATCGGATAGTGTTGGTCGTAAATACATTTCAAACGTACTTCGTGGTATTAAGGCTGCTTCATCAATTACTAGATAGTCTATTCCTTCGCCAATCAATGAATCTGGATTGTCTGCACTCTTCACAGATAATTCACTATTTAAACCAGAAAGTTTCATGTAATACAAGTCACCACTAATCTCTTTTTTGGATTCAATGGGAAGTTTTAGCTTATGCATAATCATATGCTTTACTTCTCTGGCAATCTTGTTTGCTAAACTATAGTTAGGTCCGACAATCCAACCACGCGTGTTTGGTGTCAAAAGCCAAGGCATAATCTCATGTGCAGCACTCCAGGACTTGCCAGAGCGTCTGCCCATTAACACTACACGAAACTTTTTCTTGGAATTATGATATGCCTGTTGCTGTGGAGTTGGGTTGTACCCCAAGAGACTCCATAGCTTCTTTCTGTTTATTATTTGCTTTAACAAGTGGATTATCCTCAAATCCGCATTCTTTTAACACTGTTTCTAAGTTGCCAGACATGTCAATTGCAGTCTTGTCACTCATATTTAAAATATTTTTCGCCAGGAAGATTTGCATTGCTACCGATCCATTTTCGTGTGCGCTGGTCCACATAGACCTACGCAAACTAAATTTCATCTCTTCTTTACCAGCAGCAATCACATCTTTAAAGCGTTTGCGGATTGTTGATGCATCACATTCAAAGTATTTTGCTATCTCCACTGTTGAACAGCCGAAGGAAGCAAGCATCTTGACCTTATCAGCACTAACATTTACTTTTTTTCTACTCATCACTATTACTCTGTTCGATGACATTGGTGATTTTATTCAAGGTGCGTCTCCAGTATACTTTGCATGATGACTCAGTTACGCCTACGACTTGGGCAATCTCTGGAAAGGTATGTTTGCGAATTCGCAGTTGGAACACTTGGAGTTCTCGTGGACTTAGTAAGTCGTAGAACTGATGCGCGGATGTTTGCAGCCATCGCAAGTGTGGTGGAATCAAGCCAGTCCTAAAAACTATCATCTTTTGCAGATACTCGTCTGCTTGGTCAATTGCTTCGATTAGCCTATCAGCATCCGCATCCGTTAGGTTGTGCCAATAGCTTTCCATTTGTTGCTTGAAGTTACAATATTAAAGTGTTGACAAAAATAGGTTAAAAAATTCTAAGTGACGGTAAGTAGCATGGCTGCCTGGCTGCCTTGGTGTGTCCAAACCAAAACAAGGCCATATTAAAAGAATTGGATATTAAATCCATTTCCAACCGACGATAAAACTTTAAAACGTGGAACAATGAGGAAAACAATATATCAATCATATTCCTAGCAATTCTCTTTTTAGAATTGTTTGGACTAAAGATTTGTATTAAAACAAGTGTTGACAAATTAGTAGTTTTATTGGTTGCATTTTTGTAACTTTAAGCAACAATAATTGCACGTAGTAAGGCAATCAAAACACCACATAAAACAAACGGAGACAACTAATGTATAATCTATTAACTAATACTAATCGTAAAATAAAAAAGACTGCTAAATTAAATAATGTACGTTTATATGAATTTAATTTAACGGCCGTTAATTCTTGCCCATTTGCTAAAGATTGCATAAAAATATGCTATGCAGATAAAGGAACATATAAATATAAAAATGTTCAAAAGAAATACGAATTCAACTATCAACTAACAAAAAAGCCGAATGAGTTTCATATGCATATCCAATCAGAATTGATTGCAAAACGTGTTGAATTTGTTAGGATACATTCAAGTGGTGACTTTTATTCATTAAGATATTTAAAGCAATGGATAACAATAGCAGAGCAAAATCCAAACATAGTATTTTATGGATATACAAAAAGTGTTCCATTATTCAAAGCCGTAACACTACCGAAAAACTTTATATTTTGTTTTTCTTTAGGTGGTAAAATGGATCATTTAATAGAACCAACTGACAAAAAAGCAGTCATATTTGATAATAAAGAAGAGTTAAAAAAAGCTCGTTTTGTTGATTGCTCAGTTAATGATATGAAAATGATTGCAACAAATAGAATTGGATTAATTAAACATTAAATTATGAATATAATTATTTATTTAATCTTTTTTATCTTTATACTATTCTTATTGAGTAGTGAACAATAAAACAAACGGAGACAACAACATGAACAAATACCAAGCAAATGCACTAGAAGTTGCTTTAGATGGTTTACTTGATGATTTAAATGACATTAAACGAAACTTGCATAATGTCATTAATAATATGACTGATGAAATACCATTGAAAACATTAATTGATTTTGGACCATATATGTTAAAATTAATGTCAGAGCAATTAGAGTTTGATATAGATGATATGAAAGAATGCATAAAAGATGAACATGATCAAGAAGAAATTGAATATTTTACAGAACTTTTAAATGCTCAACAAGGTGCATTAAAAGTAATAAATAATGCAATTGATTTTAATCATTTGTGGAATGATAAAAAACCAAGTAGAGAAATATTTGGAAGAGCTTTAGATCATATCATTTCAACTTTTAAAGTATTTGAATATTCTGATTTAGAATATAATAATCGTGATGAATATGGTGATCTTTATAATGATTTAGTTTTAAATGTCATAAAACATATTGAAAATAAAAATAACTAGATTAACTGAAGAGACTTAATGAGTCGAAACGGCCATTTTATGGCCGTCTTAATCAAACGGAGACAACAACAATGAAACTATTAAACATTACTAATAAATTATTGAATGAGTTTTTACCATTTGATGTTTGGCATGGATTTAAAAATATGAATCAAATAATTTTAAATTGCATTGATAAAAATAATATTAAACCAATTGATCATTCTTGGTATCAAAGTGGTGGTGGTATATGTCACTATTTTATTTTAGATAATGATAAACACATTTGGAGTTTTCATTGTTCAGATAATTTATTAGAATATTCATATAATACATGGAATTCAATTGATGATTATTTAGAAATTGATATTGAATCAAAAATGAAAGATGATATTTATGGCTTTGGTTGGGAATTTCAAAGTCCAAATTATGAAAAAAGATTATACGAAAAATCAAAAGATTTAAAACAATGGACACTTGAATATTACAGAAATTAGATTAACTGAAGAGACTTAATGAGTCGAAACGGCCATTTTATGGCCGTCTTAATCAAACGGAGACAACAACAATGAAAGAAATTGATCGACAAGAATATTTAAATAACATGAAAGAGATATTTAAAGATTCAAAAGAGTATATAAATAACTATGATATAAACAATGAGATTTTTGAAAGTTTTGGATTTGTAGATAGTTCTTGGCATAATGATTTATGCCCATCATATAGTATACTTTCAAAAGATGAACAAAAAAATATTACAATTTGGTTTCCAAATTCTGAAACACAAAATTATGATAATGAACAATTTGATAATTTTAGCATAGACTTTCATAATGGTGAAGAAATATTTTTTGTACCATCTATAGATGATGTTTTAAGCATTATTAAATCAAATCAAAATGAGTTAAATGAGTATTTAAATAACTAAACTAAACTAACACCACACTAAAAAAGCCACGTTTTAACGTGGTTTTTTTTTGCCTACTTGCAACAACTACCATTTCATAAACTCACTAATTATTACTGTTATTTTTGCCTACAATTCCATGTAACCTTGCATCTAATTATATTATAATACTACGGTTATTATATTATTCCTGGACTGCATTTTTTTTTCGCATATTGTTACGAAAACTAAGCCGTTGATGGCTGAACTCTT